CTGGATAGACTACGAGGTATGGTTCCGCGAGTCGTCAGCGTGGCGCTACCGGGACTGGGTGAAGCGTTATCTGGTGATGCCGCCGTTCACACAGCACAGCGACGCTCCGCAGCATGATCTTCAACAGCATGGGCATCACGCCAAACCCGAATACGAGGAGGTGACCGGATTCGTGATCTCCGCCGATGCGGATGAGATACCACCTACGGAGGATTCCGGCGAAGAGGAGGAACAGGACAGGACCTGACGATGCGGGCCCTGTCCTGTTCTTTTTCAGGCCAACTTCTCTCTTACAACTTTCTTCAAACCATACTCCTACTCTTTCGGAAAGAAACAGTCGATTATGGATATCAATTCACTTCAATATGTTGTCGGAGAGGCCAAGACCGGGGAGCCGGCCATCATCCGTTTTTTCGGACGCGTCTCCGAGGAGAATACCGCACGGTTCAATGAAGAGTTCGATTTTCTGGAGAACGTCGTGCGCCCCTCGTGCATACGCGTACTGATCAACTCGGAGGGTGGCAGTGTGCTGTACGGCATGACAACCTATTCCACCATCGCCAACAGCAAAGTGGAAACGGAATGTGTCATTGAAGGTATCGCCGCATCGATGGCCTCCATCATCTGGGCAGCGGGGAACCGTTCGCTCATGCGAGACTATGCCATACTGATGATTCACAATCCGATGCTCCCGGATGAGGATGACGACGAAGGATCGGATATGGTCCGGGCATTCACCAGGCAGATTGAAACCATCTACCGTAAGCGATTCGGACTGAAGGCGGAACAGGTTCGTGCCATCATGAACGGGGAGGCCGGCAAGGACGGCACCTATTTCGATGCAGCGGCGGCCGTGAAGGCGGGCATCATCCCGGCTGAGAATGTCATCCACACCTCCAAACAACTCTGTGAGAAGGTGCACAGTGAGGTGGCGGCACTGACCGACACGGCGGCCATTCAGGAGCTCATGAGCCGGGTCAGTTCGGAGAATAAACTATTTGAAGAGACAGTACCTACTCTTAAACAAACAAAAAGCGATATGACGAACGAAAACAAGACACAAGGATTTGAATATGGGGCTATTGCGGCATCCATAGGCATGAAGGACAAGGATGTCAAAGACGTCATGGCCCGCATTTCGGAACTGGCCGCCCTGGAGCCCAAATACAAGGAAATGCAGAAATCCCTGAATGACGCCCAGACGGTCATTGCCGGCAAAGAGGCTACCATCCAGAATCTGCAGAAGGACCTGGCGGCCGTCACTTCACGACTTTCAGCCTATGAGCAGAAGGAGAAGGACGAGCAGGCGGCACGCATCGAGACGCTGGTGGAGAACGCTATCAACGAGGGGAAAATCGACCGTGAGGCCAAAGCCCAATGGGTTGAGATGGCCACCTCGAATTTTGCACTGGCGGAAAGCACGCTGGCCTCCATTCCTGCTCGTGACAAGATTTCACGTGAGATCGCCAAGAACCCGGATAATATCCAGGCGGCGGCAGAAGCGGCGAGAACGGCCGAGGAACTGATGACTGAAAAGGTCAAGGAGGTGGTCGGCAGCGACTTCAAATTCAAGAAGCTCCGATAAACCGGCGCCCGCTGCGGCGCAACTCCTATCAACTGTAAATTGACGTGCCGGAGACCTGAGGTCTCACGCGGAAGAGGTATCCGCCTGTCGGCTGAGATTTTTTTTTCAAACCTGTAACTCAAAAGACAATGGCTGATACTTTAAACTTCTTACAGAACGGGTATAACGGTGAGGTGCTGGAAGACCTGCTGACCTATACCGTTCAAGGGAACGACACGGTCCGCGAAGGACTTATCCACATCAAGACCGGCATCCAGCACCGTTATACGCTGCCGGCAGTAAAACTCGGGAACGTCATTCAGGACAACGTTCCCACTCCGCAGTCGACGCATGGCACCAAGGGAGAAGACGGCTCGAACGAATACCAGTTTACCGAGCGCTATCTCGAACCTTCCGACTTTATGATTTACCTGGAGTTCAATCCCAGGGATTACGAGAAATACTGGAAGTTCGCACAACCCGAAGGCAATCTCGTGTTCCGGGAGCTGGATCCTCGCATTCAGGCCACGATGCTGCGTCTGTTGATGGACAAGAAAAACGAGTACATCGGAAACGCTATCTGGACCTCCGCACGTGGCGGAGAGTCGGCGGCCAAGATTACGGCTCCCGAAGGCTGCACGAAAATCGGCGCCAACAAAGAGAAGTATTTCGACGGGGTCATCAAGCGAATCCTCGACAACGTGAACTCCACGGATGACGAGGTGAAAGCGGGCGGACAGTGCATCGTCTCGGGTACTACCGAACTTTCCGACGGTGCCGCCGTGGAAGCCGCCCTATATGCTATGTGGAAGAACTGTCCCAAGCAGATCCGCAAGAAAACTTCACTGGCCTTCATTGTCGGCTGGGACGCCTGGGATGCCTACGACCAGTACATTTCCGACAAGCAGGTCAAGTATTCGGAAAATACCGAGGTGAACAAGTACCGCTTCAAGGGAAAACGTATCATCCCCATCGTCGGTATTCCGGAACACACCATGGTGCTTGGCGAGTTCTCCACAGGCATGGACTCCAACCTCTGGATGGGCGTGGATTTCGCCAACGACACGGAAATCCTCAAGGTGGACCGCCTCCAGGCCAACTCCGAGCTCTTCTTCATGCAGATGCGCATGAAGATGGATGTCAACATTGTGCGTCCTGCGGAAATCGTGGTTCACACCGCCTACAAGAAAACCGAATAACACACCTTTCATCTGATTTGAATGTCTCACCCGGGGAGTGGAGGTAAGGCCCCGCTCCCCAATTTTCTTTCGACAACCATGGCAAAAAAAATCAATAATGAAGAAACGCTCCAGAATCCAGATGTTACCGCTACGCAAGCTGTGGCGGAACAGGAGGCTGAACGCATACAGGAAGAAACGGTACAATCCGAGGCAGAAGCGACCGCGAAACCGAAAACACAACAGACAAAGGAGCAGGAAACATCCGACCCCCATATTCTGGAACTCTTGAAGAAATTCCCCGGTTATCCGGCACTTTACATCGGAAACGGAGGTAGTACCTTCTCACCGGACACTGCCATCCACATCCGTGGGAAAGCCGTGCTGTACAAAAACCCGTATTTCAAACAATCTAAAATGAAATCATAATGGCGCTTGGAAATGTATTTATCAAGGATGTCGACGGAAATATCCCGTACGATACCGGTTCCGGGAACGAAAAGGTGACCGGACTGCTCTTTGACGTCTCCTTGCAGCCGACACTCTTCACCGAGGGGTACGGCAAGACAAATGAATCGAAGCTCAAACTCGGAGATGTGTGCTATATCACTTCGCTCAAGTCCGCCGTCAATGATTTCGGCATCATTGAGCGCGTAGTGGCCACGGAGGAGGAGGAAGCCAATGTCAACTTCCTGCACGGCATTCCGGCATACCATATACGGGAGTTTTTCCGCATGTCGGGAAACGTGAATGGAACAGGAAAACTTTATGTCATGTTCGCGGACTGTTCCTCGAACTGGGACGCACTGGAAATCATGCAAAGGGCTGCCGGAGGGATGATCAACCAGCTCGGCATCTGGACCGAACAGCCGTTATGGAAGGCCAACGGAGGCGAAGACAAGTACAACCTCAATCTTGTAAAGGGACTGAATGACGTGGCTGTCGGCCTTGCTGAACAGAACCAGCCTCTGTCGCTCGTTCTTTCGGCAAACCCTTCCAATACGGGAGCAGATACGACCGAGGGCCGCCAGGTCGACCTGAACAAGATTCCCTCCTGCATCTGTGAGGCCAGTCGTATCAGCTGCATCTTCGGACAGGCGCATAACGAGACTGTCGGCCTCATGCAGATGCGCAACGTCAACCATACACCCGTGGGGTTCCTCGGGGCCGTGATGGGTGCCATCGCGAAAGCCGGGGTGCAGGAATCCATCGCATGGGTGAAGCAGTTCAACCTGTTCACCGATGACTTCCAGGAAATAGAACTGGGATTCGGGGATATCAACCTGGACGAGGCGGAGGAAAACTTCCTTAGTCTGAACCGTTACGAATCCCTCTCCCCGGCATTGCTGGACGAGCTCGATGACAAGGGCTATATCTTCCCGATCAAGTATGCAGGACGGGAGAACGGCATCTATATCTCCAAGGACCAGACCTGCTCCACGGGAGACTACCGTACCATTGCCCGCAACAGGACGATTAACAAGAGCCGCAGGGCCGTACGTGCCGCGCTGCTTCCCTATGTCAACTCGCCGTTGCTGGTCAATCCCTCGACGGGATACCTCGCGGCTTCCAAGATAACGGCCTTCAAGACGCTTATCGGAGATATTCTGGCCAAGATGCAGGCCGCACAGGAGATTTCCGGGTATGCCGTGACCATTGACGCCAATCAGAATGTACTGGTTGATGATACGCTCCGCATTTCGTATGTCATCGTACCGGTCGGAGTGGCTGTCAAGATCTATGTCGAAGAGGGTCTTTCATTAACCGCTTAATACCCGCATTATGGCTGTAATCAATAACGTAGCATATTCCTGGTTGATGATTACCTTGTCATCGACAGCCTTGGGAATTGACGAAGGCTCGACGACGCTTGAAGGCGTGTCGGCAATAAAATGGTCCAAAAAGCGCAAGGTGGAATCCAACTACGGCATGGGTGGAAAACCCGTGTCCCGCGGATTCGGGAACATCACTTATTCGGCTTCCATCACCATGGATTACGCTACACAGCAGTTGCTGCGCTCGGTCTATGGCTCGCTGCTCGAAATCGGAGAGTTCGACCTGATCATCTCCTTTGCCAACCCGATGGCATCTGAGGATTGGACGACCACAACCGTCACTCTGAAAGGCTGTATCTTCACCGAGGATTGCTTGGAATCCCAGCAGGATGACACGAACATCACTCACGAATTCGATCTGAATCCTTTCGATATTCAAATCGGTTCAGGGGATACCATTTAATGGCAGGCTATGAATGTGACTTTTGAGGGAAATACTGCAACGGGAAAGAATGAATGGCTGACCCCGCCGTCCATCTTGCAGCGGCTGGGAGCATTCGATTTGGACCCTTGTGCGCCGGTGAACCGTCCGTGGAACATTGCGGCGCACCATTATACGGTCGAGGACGACGGGCTCAAACTCCCGTGGCATGGCCGTGTATTCTGCAATCCGCCGTATGACAAGGCGCTCATCGCACAGTTCATACAGCGGTGCGCGGAACATCGCAATGCCGTGGCGCTGACGTTTGTCAGGACAGACACGAAACTGTTCCAGGAACTGATTTTCCCCCGTGCGGACTCTATTCTCTTTATCAAGGGAAGGGTGAGCTTTTGCCACGCCTCGGGAGTGCAGGGAGGTCTCGCGGGCGCTCCGTCCTGCTTGATTGCCTTCGACCGACAAAATACGGAAATGCTTGAACAGAGTGGAATTGAAGGATGTTTGGTCAGGCTATGATCCTGTTTTTGTTCCCATTTTCTCAGGAGGGTGCGCAAGGCCTATGCC